TCGCAACCGAGCATTCGAAATAAACAAAACTGGTAGTGTTCAGTTTTTATCTTTAGACGAAGTAAGAGGAGTAGCAGACGAAGATTCAGAATTAGATAAACACGAAGCCCTTGAAAGACTGCACCAAAGAATCAACGAAGAGATGGATAATTGGCATTGGTACGATTCAATGCTATTTAAAGTCTACAAGGAAGGCAACGCATCAATGAGAGACATCGCTAAAGATTCAGGCATCAGCTTAACTTCGATATTTAACACGCTAAAGAACTGCAAAGAAAGATTAAAAGAAGGAGTCGGAGAAGACTACGAAGATTTCAGTAATAATGATTTTGATTTAATATAACTAAAATGGCAAAAACACGAACACCAAGAAAAGCTAAAGGCTTAGGAGATACCATAGAGCAAATAACTGAAGCAACAGGTATCAAGAAGCTGGTAGAATTTATAGCAGGAGAGGACTGCGGATGCGAAGAGCGTAAGCAAAAACTCAACGAGTGGTTTCCATACCGCAAACCTGAGTGCCTAACTGAAGACGAGTATAACTGGCTTACGGAAACACGAATCCTGGAACGAGAAACATTCAAACCAAGTGAAGTAACAAGAGTAAGAGAAATCTATTCACGAGTAATGAAGATACGTTTAGAGCCATCCTCTTGTGCTTCTTGCTTTAGAGAGATAGTGTACAACCTAAGAAAGATTTACCAAGCATACGAAGCATAATATGAAAGTAGATAAAGTTAAAATCAGCGAGGTAAAGACGAACCCAAAGAACCCACGTCTAATAAAAGACGATAAGTTCCGTAAATTAGTCAAGTCAATACAGGAGTTCCCTCAAATGCTGGAGCTACGCCCAATTGTAGTAGATGAGAACAACATCGTGCTTGGTGGCAATATGCGTTTAAAAGCCTGTAAGGAAGCAGGGATGAAAGAGGTGTATATTGTTAGAGCAGAGAACCTAACAGAACTACAAAAAGACGAATTTATAGTAAAGGACAACGTAGGCTTTGGTGAATGGGATTGGGATATGTTAGCTAACGAATGGGATGCTGAATTGTTAAATGATTGGGGATTGTTCGTTCCTGAAATGCCAACGGAAGTAGACTACTCAATTCTTGATGATGAAGACCTTGATAATGAGTTAAGCGATATGGCTGATGGAGTTAAGAAAGCTATACAAATTGAGTTTGAAGCAGAACATTACGAGGAAGCGTCTGAACTTGTTAAGTTTTGGAGAGAAAGACAAGCGTACGTAGGTGGTATGATTATGGAATACTTGAAAGCTGAAAGAGATAAACTATGATTTGTTTTATTCCAACAAAGGGCAGGCTGAACACGAAAACTTACAAACTATTTGAAGCAGTAGGTATTGAGGTTTATCATTTTATTGAACCACAGGAAATAGATAAATACCAAGTACCAAACAAGATTAGCATTAAAGAAAACAATCAAGGCATAGGATACGTACGTAACTTTATGTTAGATTTTGCTAGGTATAATAACTTTGAGTGGGTGTTAATTTGCGATGATGACGTTACGTCCTTTGGTATTTACAACGGTAAAACAGTAAAGCAGGACGCTTCAATTTGGTTTGAAATACTAACAAAGGCAAAGCAACTTCCTTTTGAATTAATTGGAATCAACTACACCCAACACGCATGGCACGAAAAGACGAACTACTCAATCAATAAAAAGTTTGCTGAGGTATGCGTACTGATGAACGTGCCGAAAATTAAGTGGAACTATAGAACAGAATTTAACCTGAAAGAAGACCGCGACTTTGCCTTACAAACAATCAAGAACGGAAACGGCATACTTAGATTTAATCGGTATTGGTTTGCTTGCCCTGATGTTGGTTCAAACGCTGGAGGTTTGCAAAGCGAATACAAACTAAAAAAAGACGAAGAGTCAGCAAAAAAAATGTGTAGTGAATGGCATCCTTTTGTAACCTTACAAAGAAAAGGAGAGAGAGTAGACATGAAGACAGACATTAAAGGTTTAGCAATGTATTATAAAAAAACAGTGAAATGAAAAGAGTCGACCTTGTGCTAGTAGAACACGAAAGAAAAATAGGAGAAGCCTGCGAATACATAGAGCCAAACATAACCGAAGATTGTATATTCTATGCTGACGGAGAACCAATAGGCTTTTACTTAACTAAAATGCCTGAAAGAATGTGTAAGTTAGCAGACCTAGCAAATACAGAGTTTTTAAGTAAAAGAGTTCCCAAACAAGAAATGATTAGGACTAACTTTAAAGAAATTAAAGATGAAAATGGTAAAATAATAGGCTACACAGATAGGCAAAAACTAAATGGTGGAGGAGTAGTTAAACAAATGTCAACAATAATTGGAAGCACCGCACCTAAACCGCATTTAGGAAGAAACTATCCAAACAAACATTCAAATCACGCAGTAAAATCTTGCCAAACTTTTATTAAAGCAATGGTAATGTTAGCTAAAGAAAGCGAAGAGCTAATAAAAGAAATAATACCTACTCAATACGACAAGCAATTAGAGTTGTTTGCAGATACTTTAGACAAATGGAAAATCGGAAAACTATTTACAAGTTCAATTTCTAACTTTAACATTTCGGCAGCGTTTCATAAAGACGGACTAAATATGCAAGGAGCAGTAAATGTTATTATATGCAAAAGATTAAATTCAAAAGGAGGAGACTTACACGTTCCTGATTATAACGCAACTATAGGGCAGGTAGATAATTCAATTTTAGTGTACCCAGCTTGGAGAAACGTACACGGAGTAACACCAATTATACCAACACACGAAGGAGGATATAGAAATAGTTTAGTGTTCTATCCACTTAAAGCATTTAAAGGTTTAAAATAATTAGAGATTAATTAGAAAGATGGCAAACGAAGAAAACTTAATACCTGCACAAAAAGGCGAGGTAAGAAATCCAAACGGTAGACCAAAAGGAAGTAGAAACCGAAGCACAATAGCTCGTCAATGGTTAGAAGTAAATCAGTCTCTAAAGAACCCTTTAACAGGCGAGCAGGAAACTATGAGCCAAGAAGATTTAATGACGTTAGCGTTAATTAAAAAGGCTCGTGAAGGCGATGTAACTGCGTACAAAGCATTAATGGACTCAGGCTATGGCGCACCACTTCAGCAAGTAGAACAAACAATAACCGAGTTACCACTATTCCCTGATGTACAAGAGGACAACGGCAACGAATAAGGTACTGGCTTTAAAGAAGCGTATTAAGATTGTTCAAGGTGGCACGTCAGCTTCCAAGACGTACTCAATTCTTGCGGTGTTAATTGACAAGGCACTACGTAAAGACGGAATAGAAATAAGCATAGTAGCAGAAAGTATACCTCATCTAAGAAGGGGAGCATTAAAAGACTTTGTCAAAATACTAAAGTGGACTAACCGATTTTATGACCAACAGTTAAACAAGTCGCTACTCACCTATCATTTTAAAAACGGAAGTGTAGTAGAGTTCTTCTCAGCAGATGACGCATCTAAACTACGAGGTGCAAGGCGTGATATATTGTACATCAACGAGTGCAACAACGTAACGTTTGAGGCTTACAATGAGCTTTCTATACGTACAAAGAAGGAGGTCTATTTAGACTTTAACCCTGCCAATGAGTTTTGGGTACACAAGGAACTAAAAGACGAACTTGACACGGATTTTATAATATTAACCTACAAAGATAACGAGGCTTTAGATGAAAGTATTGTCACACAAATTGAAAAGAACCGTGACAAAGCAGCTACAAGTTCTTATTGGGCAAATTGGTGGAGGGTTTACGGACTTGGAGAGGTAGGTAGTCTTGAAGGAGTGGTATTTACTAACTGGAAAGAAATCGACACGATACCTAAGGAGGCTAAGCTCATCGGAATAGGACTTGACTTTGGATACACGAATGACCCTACGGCAGCGATTGAGATTTACAACTATAACGGAACACGGATAATAAACGAACTTGTTTACCGCACAGGTATGGTCAACTCTGACATAGCTAAGATACTTCCGTCAGGAGTTATTATTTACGCTGATAGCTCAGAGCCTAAATCAATCGAAGAAATCAGGAGGCAGGGAAAGACGATTAAGGGGGTAACGAAAGGAGCAGACTCAATCAACTACGGCATAGACGTAATGCAAAGACAAGATTACTTAGTAACCAAGCAAAGCACGAACCTTATCAAAGAACTC